CGTACTACTATGGCTAGACAATTAGGAGTATCTGACGTTGCTGTATATTATTGGGAGATTGGTAAAAATCCTATTGATATTGATATGTATAAAAATTATTGCGATGTTCTTGGTATTGATTGGGTTGATTTGCTTCAATTTACAAAAGAAAAATATAACCACAATTAAAATAGCCTTTCCAACATAAAAATCGATACAAAATGTATCGTTTATTTATTTAATTTAGTGAAAATCGAGTTTTATCGAGTTAAGTAAAACTCAATAGCTGTGATATGGAAAACGGAAAATCAGTGGCAAATTGGTGGCAAAACACTGGCATAGACATTCTTGCAAAGTATAAAAAAAGGGGATTGGTGTTAACAATCCCAATCTAACTGTGGAGACGTACTTAACATACGCTTAACTGTATTAGTCATCCATCAGCTATCGACCTGTCATAGGCTAGCCTATCGGTAAACAATATATATCATATAAAGATTAATATCTCAAACGGGAAAGGGCATTAAACCTTTCGGTCTAACGCCCTTCTACCTGGCCATCAATTGGCCTATCTGCGTATATATTTATATACCAGATTCTCAAAATTTGCAAGAGTTGTGAAACATTTTGTTTCACATTTAAATAGAAATTCAAACATCCCATTAGTGAAAGGAGACACATATGATTGGTTACGATGAGAAGCGCAAAACCTATTTTGTTCAGTACCAGGTCAAGGATCCTTTGACAGGCAAATGGAACACCAGGAAGAAGCGTGGCTTTAAGCTGAAGCGTGATGCTGCACAGTATGAAGCAACCGTTAAGATAGAAAAAACAGACAATGCTCCAAAGATCACATTTGCTGAAATGAACGAGCTTTACGAAAAGTCGTATCAGATCTCTCCTGGTCAGTCTCAGCAGAGACACACGCACTTCGAAAAACGTTTTCCTCTGAAGGACAGAGACATAAGAAAAATTACTCGACTGCAATTGGAAACATGGCGTTCAGACATGATCAGCGATGATCACTATGCGACACGCACAAAGAACAAGACAATGGCCTATGTTAAATCCGTATTCAAGTTCGCCTACGATGTATACGGCATTCCTAATGCTGCACAGTTCCTTAGATCAGCCAAATATACTGATGATGAGATAATGTGCCAGGAACGTCCTGTATGGACACCAGAACAGTACAAACGCTTCATCGACTGTGTGGATCTTCCAATCTACAAAATCTTCTTTGACTTCCTGTACTGGACAGGATGCCGTAGGGGTGAGGCTATGGCACTGCAGAAATCCGATCTGCACGGCAATCAGGCATTTATCCATTATTCCATCAAGCACTTCAAGAACGGCCTTAAACCAACCAAAACAAGGACATCCAGAACCATTCTGCTGGATGACACACTGACAAAGGAGCTTGAACCACTGATGGCAACTGAGGGAGACTTTGTATTCGGTGGTGAGAGATCACTTTCTATTTCTACAATTCAGTCACAGTTCGTAAAGGCAAAGAAGAAAGCCGGCATAGAAGACAATGTAACAGTACACTGTCTGCGCCACAGTCACGCAACGTGGCTGATCAACAATGGTGTGAACATAGTAGCAGTATCCAAGAGACTTGGACACGCTGACATAGAGACCACACTTAAGACCTATGCACACCTGTTGAAAGACACAGACAGCAGCATGATGGAATTCATAAACAAATGCCACAAATAGTCAAAAATCCGAATTTCGTTCCAATTTCGTTCCACAGAAAAATAAAACCGCATAAATATGCGGTTTTCTGGGTGTTTATGGAGCTGACGGGACTACCTGTTTTCTTGTTCTTTTCTCGTCTTTTCCTTTGTTCACCGCGCTATTCCGTTGTATATCTTCCCTTTGTTTTCCTTAGTTTTCTCTATATTACCATTTTGTGTATCATTTGTGCATCACGAAAAGGCGCCAGGGTCACTGTTCCTGGCGTTCCTTTATGTCTTTTCTTATCAGCTGCTTCAGGTATGCGTTGGTCGAGGTTCCTTCTTCGTTTATCTTCTTTAAATGATCCAGGATATCCTTGTCCAGCTTCATGTTCAGCTTGACGGTCTTGTTTGTGTAGTGCTCAGACAGCCACTTGTTTGTAGCGTCTTTCTGTGCTTCTGATACGGCCATCCTTGTTCTCCTCCATCCCTATTTTATAATACAGAGGTTTGCTAGTCTATCTTGAGCTGGATCGCTGGAATCTCTTTATCTCTGCAATGAATTTGAGTCACCTTTTCCAGTTGTGCTCCAGCCTGTTCAAAATCCCAGACACACCGTATGGAATCCGTCCAAGTGGAGGAATATGTGAAGTGCTTTATTCCGTTCTCTTTCATGATTCTAACGTATGAATCTACTTTTTCAGAATTGTAGACTGAATCGAAATTCAGGAATTCGTTTCCATCCTCAGCGGCTTCTCTGTACGCCCGGTAAACTTCATAGAAGTCCAGCGTTTCCCATTCGAACATTTTGTTCTGGTGCTCCTTCATCAGCATTCGCGCTGCGTTTCTTGTTTCCTCATCCTTTGCTTCTCTGTAGGTTCTGATGATATCATCTTCGAGCCTGCTGTAATATTCAAATTTGCTTTCCATGTGTGTTTTTCCTTTCTTCTAGTACCCACAGTATACTGTAGTACAGTATATAGTCAAGCGAATGATTTGCGTTTTTCTGCAAACAAAAAAAGCCCGGATTTCTCCGGGTTTCTGCTTATTTGCTTCTTGATTTCTTGACCTTGGCCACGACCTTGTCTCTCGTAGAGGACTTCTTCTTGTTCTTCTGTGCGTAGTAGTTGTCGTAGGCTGCCTTGATCTTCGCTGGTGCGTCCTTTGGCATTGCTACCTTTGCTTCTGCTGCGTCCTTTGCAAACTCCAGCAGGTCTTCCCATTCTTCTGTTCCATCATCGAACCAATCGGGTATCATCCCATTGCCTTCTGTGATCCCCTTGACAGTTGCTCCAAGTTGCATAGGATCGTATAAGTCTTTATCGAATCTGTTGCGTTTATTGTGGTATGCCATATTGCCTCCTTATTTTATCTTGTGGTTATCCTTAAGTTCACCCCATGTACTGCCAGGTCTGTTTGAATTTTTGCTCATCATTGTCTTTGTCTGATTGTCCATAATCAGTGCGCCCCTGTTCAGTACTTCAGTATAATGATCTCCACCGTCCATCATAGCTTTTCTGATTGACTTTTGGTCTTTTCCTTTTGCTTCGGTCACTATTGAGTAGCCCTTGGACATAGCATAGATGGCTTGTGTCATGTCTTTATCATAGCCGTAATCCCTTTGGAGATTATACACAAGACTTCCGGGTTTCAGGCCCTCGTTAAAGACTTGATCTCGGAGATCCCGCTCATTAATAATCTTGGCATCATCTCTGATTTTAAAGCGCATAACTGCTGTGCTATTGTCTCGGTTGTAGCCGTAACTTAAGGATCCCGATAGATTTGGCGTCGAATAAAGTCCAAGTCCATGAGCCGTTCCACCAGCCCCATTGTATAGAAATGTGTCATCCTTGGCTACGTTTTCAGCTACCCCGGCTGCGCTGAATGCAGAGTTACTGTTGACTGTTCGGTAGATTACCGGGCCGTTTTCCTTGTCGAAGTCGTCGGAATCCATCAGCTGTGGCTTGCCATCAAGCCCTGAGTTATTGATGAACTTCTGATAACTTGTGCCATATGCCCAGTAGCTGTTCTTCTGAGGTGCCTTGACAGCATTGCTGATAATTGATTCCTGTGCTTTCTGGTCTAAACTCGCGAATGTCTCGGTTCCGGATAGATTTCGACCTACTGCCCCGCCTCCGCCTGTACTTGCTGCTGAGGTCGCCGCGGCGGCGACTGTGGTGGCTCCGCCGCCTGCAGCTCTTCTTTTGACGCTTCTTTGTCCACCTGAGCCCATACTAGTCTTCTCCTCTCATTAAGTCAAGACCTCCCGTTTGAGCCTCCGTCGAGGATTGCCACCCTGCCCTCTAGGGAGGCCAGCCGGTCTCGCAGCGCGTTCTGGTCCTTCTGCAGCGTTGCTACCCGATTGTCCAGTCTGTCACTGATCTTATCTATCTGCTTTTCCAGACGTGTGATGTTGTCGGTTAGGTCATCCAGTTTTGTCAGAATAACCCCCACCTGCTGGCCATCTTTTTTACTCGCGGTAAGTCGCCCGATTAAAAATCCGGTCAATGCAACGACCAGGCTTCCCAGTGCGATGATCTGTCCTGTTTCCATAGACTATCTCCACACTATTACACACTGTCTTTACCGCTTCCATCGTCCATCTCAGGCAGTCCAGCGAGAGATGTCAGCAAGGAATACAGACCGGCAACCGCTGAAGCGCTGGCAACCATTAGCCAGTCCACGTCTTTGATCACCTGTCCTACGGTGAATAGTGATAGTGCTGTCTGTGCCATGGTCTTGACGGCTCTTGTTCCTGCTCGTTTCCACCACTCTAGATTGAATAAATTGTTCATAGGGTTCCTCCTTTTAAAATAAAAACCCGGCATTTCTGTCGGGTATATGCATCAAATGACGCGCTTTACGCTGGCTGTGGCGCTCACCAGTGTTCCTGCTGCACTGACTGTCCAGCTGATCGGTACTGTGGCTCCCTGCGTGCCCTGGCGTGTCTGTACGGTGCCCTGCACTGGCAGGGTAACTGTTCCGCCTGCTGTTGCGGTAGCCGTGGCCGTTGCGCCTGGCACATTTACTCCGCCTGCCTGCATCTGTACAGTGACGTCTCCAGCCGCAGTGGCTGTGAATACGAAGTTTGCAAGGATTTCAAATGTTCCGGCTTTTCGTATTTCCAGGTTACCGTTGTTGAGCCTTGCCTCCTGGTTCGTCTGGATGGCTGTAGATCCTAGCGGTATCTTCTGGTTTGCGCTCAGCGCTGTCTGCGTTGTACTAACAGCTACTAGCATGGCCTGTCACCTACTGCAAAGTAGCTCCAGGGCAGCCGTAGAAGTTGCCGTAGCCGTAGCCTCCATAGCATGGAGGATTTGTCACGTATCTTCCCAGGCTGCTCAGGATGTTCTGTGTCTGTGTCGCATTGGTAATTGCGCCCAGTGCCTGCTGATAGTCTCTGTTGAGTTCATCGTACTTATCCTGCATCATCTGTGTCTTCAGATTGCAGCAGCACTGCTCCATCTGATGGCTCAGGTTGTTGATGCTTTCCTGTACGCCGTTGAAGCCCTGCATCATTCCCATCTGTGTCTGGTTGAATCCCTGCATGTTTGTGACTGTGTTCTGTTCGATGAGTCTTGCGTTCTCATACGCTGTGTCGCACAGTCCGCTGCTCAATCCATCCAGCTTGCTGATGATTGACTGTGTGCCAAAGCCTCGCTGCATATCAGCTGATAGGTTGCCGTTACCGTTGTTGCCCCATCCTCCAAATCCGAAGATCAGGAAGAAAAGAATTAGAATAATGATTCCGTTTCCTTCCAGAAACCCGTCGTGGTCAGTCGTGTTCTTTGGCATGACTGCCGCAATGTCTGACAATGTCATATTGTCCATGTGTGTTCTCCTTTCATCTCTATTTCCAGTCTGCAGAACTGCCTACTTTAGTAGGTTCTTGAATTGCTCCGCCATCGCCTTCGCTCTCTCGAGGTCCTGCTGTGTGTACTTTCCTGAGTTCATCAGCTGGCTCAGAACCGCCTGCGGGTTCTGCCCCTGCATTGATCTCTTGAAGTCCATAAACTGCTGGAGCATGTTTCTCTGATTGTTATTTCTTAGAGGATTCATCGCTGTTTCCTCCGTTCTGTTTTCTGTTCTGAATCGAGGAGATCCATTCCTGGAATTCCTTTTTTGTCAGATAGATGTCTTCTGGCCTGTCTTCATGTACCTCCTGGAACTGGTACGCCTTGATGGTTCTGTAGCCGCTGGCATCTGCCTGCACGTGGTAAAAGATCGGATTGTTGCTGTCCATCAGGATGGCGGATTCGTTAGGTCTCAGGCTGTAGGCCTTTGCGCTCTCCATGCCGTTGACGTACTGCACCTGATTGATGGACTGAGGCTGCTGGAATGTTTGGAATCCAAATCCTCCGGCACCCTGTGGGTATCCTTGAAATGGTGTCATAGTGTATTTCTCCTTTACAACATCATCTTATACCCTGTGGATCCACCACTCTGTCCCTCTTTTGTTCCTCAAAAGCGGAGAGTGCCAGAGATATTAACAGTCTCCAGTAGTAGTCGTTAAGATCCTTTACCGTTTCTTCGAACTCGTCCTTTGACATTTTTGCGTCCTGGTAGTGCCACTCGCTGTCTTGCATCTTGTTTCGCAGCTGGTACACCACGGCCTTCTGCCTTTCGCTCAGCCCCTGTTCTTCTACCAGGAAATGCACGAAGTCGGGAGGCAGTGGTGTCTGATATCGTCTGTTTACTCTGCGGTTCATGTGTGTTTGCTTCTCCCGTCTGGCTACTTCACGCGGATTCTCTGTCCGGCGTAGATGCGGTTAGGATCTGCGATGCCGTTCATAGCGGCCAGCTTCTGGTACGTTGTGCCGTATCTTGCGGCAATGGCTGACAGTGTGTCTCCTCTTCTGATCGTGTAGTAAACGGCTCTGCTTGCGGCCATTTTCCTGTTGACGATTGCCTGCACCACTGCGTAGTTGTAGCCTGCAGCAGTCAAGCGCTTTTTACGATCTTCACCGTTGCCCCAGGCGCCGTTGATGACTTCCTGTGCGATGACTTCGTTTGACTTTCTTGCTGGTGCTGGAGCTGGTGCTGGCTTTGACGCAGTTCCGCTCTTGCCTGCATACTTGTTCCATGTGTTTACGTCACCATAGAACACGTTGCAGTCCAGGTTACCGTTGTAGCCGTTCAGGCGGCCGGAGCTTGTCCACTGCCACATGCAGTAGAAAGGCCACCACTTTACTTTTGGTCGTGATCCTGCGCTGGCCATACTGTAGTTGTAGTCAGGGTTGTTGTCGCGATACTTTGCTACCCATAGGCCGTAGTCTGCTGCTGCGACTGATGACCAGTTGTGCGCATTGACTACTGACTCGGACATGTAGATCACAGGCTTTACTCCTGAAAGCTGATATACTCTGTCAAGCCATCTCTTTGCCCATGCGACGTCGCTTGTGTTTCCGGATTCCCAGTCAAGGATAGGGATACCCTTTCCAAAGTAACCGCGGCAGTTATTGTAGAAGTATTCCGCTTCTCTGACTGCGTCATTTGTCGGTCTAGCGAAGTGATAAAATCCGAAAGGCTTGCCCAGTTTGATTGCCTGCTGGATGAACATGTCGCAGTACTTGTCTACGAAGTTGAGGCCTTCCGTTGCCTTTGCAATCACGAAATCGCAGGCAACATCTGAAATGTTCAGGCCTGCCTGCCAGTTTGATACATCGATACCGTTCATTGTCATACTGTCTCCTCCTTTAATCTGACAAAATAAAAACTTGAGATAATCTCCTCAAGTCTTTGTTAGCTGTTTGTCTGCTGCAGTGTTTCCGCCACTGCATCGTGCCATCTCTTAGGCACTTCTTCCAGTGTCATGCGGTTCATTTTGATTTGTCTTACGTACCATTTAACCATGATTATTCTCCTCCTCCTACGATTTCTGCAAGTGAAGCGATGGCTTCATTGATAGCCGTGATGTCAGCGGTGTTCTGACTGACTGTTTCTTGAAGTGTTGGCTTGTTCATTACAAATTCAATAACATCTGTCGTTGTGATTCCAATATTTGCATTGTAATGAGTCATGATTGATTCAATCTTTGTGTATCCGTTGTATGTCGCTACTACTGTTGCCCCGTCATCACTGTAAAGGTCAAAGTTGCCACCAATCTTTGCAAGTTCAGACTTTAGCGTGTCTACTGTCATTCCGTCTGCTACGAATGCCATCTGTAATGCTTCGGGGGAGTAATTCACTCCGTTGTCTAATACGTCATAAAACTTTCCATTGATTTTTAATTTGTTCATATTCTCTCCTTTATTAAGCCGTTCTTTCCCAAATGTAAACTGCTAGGTATGGCTGCATGTTTGATGCACTTCCAGTATTTCCGTGACTGTGTGCGGCACCCCCACCAGTGTAGTTTGTACTACCGAATGTTTCAGTAGAAATGTGACTCCAGCCATAGGCACACAAATAAGTTGACCCAGCTCTATATTCACCGTTAGTCCATGCTGGTTTACTGAATCTATGTACGTGTGCAGTCATTTCATTCTGTGTAATAGCATGTGCTTGAGTAGTATGCGTGTGTGTTGCATTGCCACCGGTAGTACCTAGTGGGTATGTAGAGTTTGCACCAATCAAGCATCGGCCATCAGCAGTTTTCTTCCATGTACCGCCCCATGCTGCCTGAGGATTGAAAGTAGAACTTGTACTGAGGTAGATTGAACCGACTGGATGCTGTGAACTGTTTACCCAGCCCTTTATTTTTCCCCAGAAATATGTGAGTCCTGCCTGATCTAAATATTTAGCCATGGTGCCTCCTAGCTGGCGAGGATCGTGTCAATTTCAGAATTTGCGATGGCAGTCAGGTCTGTTTTCTTCATGTAGGCGGACAAGTCAATATCTGTGTTACCGATCTTTTCAAATGCGGACCTGGATTCTACCCATACGTATTCGTCGTAGGCGTCTCCGGATGCGTGGCTGTGAGCCATCAGATAGATGACACCCTTTTTACCTTTTGCTGGAAGGCTTTCTACTACCTGGAGATCAAACTGTGTAACGCCTGCAATGGCTGAATTGATTGCTGATGTTACCTGGGATGCTGTCTGGTAGCCCTTGCCTGTGATAGCAGTGTTTACCTGTGTTGCTGTCTGATAGCCCTTAGCCTCCACTTGCTTCATTGTAATGAATCCTGTGATGTCCGTAGCCTTGGCAAAGTAAGAAGCAGCGTGGCCTTCCAATGCTTTTGAGTTGTCTACTACGCCGTCGCCGTCTGTATCATAGACAGCCTTTGTCATATCGCCGTTGCCGTTTCCTTTAGTATCAATCAAGTCCTTTAATACTTTACCTTGGGCAGCAGATAATGCGTTAGCTGTAGATGTGGACGTGAGTACGTTTTCGACTGTTGTCTTGTTTGCTTCAGATGCAATGCCAGCCAGCTTGTCCTTTTCTGCAGTCGTGTAGTCATTTGTAGATAGGACTTTGCCTTCTACCTTGTCTACCTTGTTGTTGAGCTTATCCTTGATCTTGCCCCAAAAATAAAGTAAACCATCATAATCTAAATACTTCATACTATTTTTTCTCCTCCTTCTAGTAAATTCAGTATTTCGGAATTCGTTATTTTCTCGATTCCAAGTGCTTCTAGAGACCTGTTACCGGTTAGTTCAACACTGTTGATCTGCGGCTTGTTTTTCAGTTTCTCATAGTCGCTTCCTGCGGTGCCCGCTCGAATAATAATCCTGTCGCGGACATCGATGTCGATGCGTTCTGCTGTTCTGTCGACTGGGATCTCTGTCATACCATGAATCCCTCCTTCAGAACTTCTCCGACGTCCTTTTGAATAATGTCGGAGTTCACCTCGCTTCCGTCCACGAAGAGCACACGCGCCTGAATCAGACACGTGTCGTATATTCCTTTAGGGAGCTTGGCGGTGTCTTCTGACGTCAATGTCAGAGTAAATCCGTTGTCCTCGACGGTCATGTCTTCCATCGTCTTAGTGATGAGTTCGTCTCGATCTGACTCTGAAATGGTCAGCCAGATATCTTGTACTACCGATGGGTCCACCAGGATACGGATGTCAGGAGTTGAATATCTCTGTATAGTCATTGCTTTTTTCCTCCTATATGCAGATATCATCGATATCTGCCGTGTCTATCGTAGGTATGCTGGTGACGTCTCCCGGGTCGCCTTTTGGTCCTGGGTCTCCCTTTTCGCCGGGGTCACCCTTAGGACCTGGATCTCCTTTAGCTCCGGGGTCACCCTTAGGACCTGGGTCACCTTTCTCACCTGGGTCGCCCTTAGGTCCAGGCGGTCCTTCTGGTCCGGGATCACCTTTTTCTCCAGATGATGTTTTTGCCTTCACCATAGCCAGCAGGAGCTTTCCCTGCCTTGCTGATAGTGGTCTGTCTGGACTTCCGGAGTCCAGAGTATCCTCGACGTCTTTTTTGAATAGTAAATCTGACATAGGATCCTCCACTAGGCCGTGGCGGAGTCAATGTCTGCGTTCTCCATCGGTATCATGCCCTTGGAGATTTCTTCATAGTTTGTCTTTGTTCTGTTCATGAAATCCGTGAACTGTGCATCATATCCAGCCGTCGGGATTCTGTCTGTCCCGTCAATCACCATCCCGCAGTACGTCTGATTCAGTCTTGTGTCTTCGATGTCTTCTGCGGATATCTCTGATGCATTAGCCCTGACTCGCACTATTGCAAGGATTATTTCATATACTGAGGCCGTTCTTACCGGTTCAGAGGGTTTAGATCCGCTGCCTTTCACACTCACAAGCGCACACTTGTTCGTGTCTTTCGTGTACCGCACGGCGATGTAGTCATATCTGGTCGTGCTTTCTGCAGTCTGGATCGCCAGCCCTTCTGTGGCGTTACTGCCGTAGGTGATTCCGCCTACTCCTCCTTTGGCTGTCAGCAGGAAGGCATAGCCGGGCTTTACATCCACAGCCATCCGTCCTGTAGCTGATACCTGGAGGTCACTTCCAGTAGCATTAAAGATTCCCGGTGTCCTGGCTACATGAAAAAGCCGGACGTCCTCAGCCAGGTAGTTGGTATCGTCCAGCGGATATGCTTTTTGTGTCATTTCAGTACCTCCATTTTTTCTATGCTGAGCTCCAGCGTGGTCTTTGTGTTTGTATTCTGCTCCTCGACTATGTTTAGTCCGGTGATTCTGGCCAGATTGGCCACTCCGAACCTATTACTAATAACCGGGACGATGTCCCCGAGGTCGTAGTCTCTTCCAAGAACTGCGATGCGGTTCTCTTCGTTCAGTTCGCATTCGAACTGGTACGCTTTACTCAGCATTTCTGCGTACTTCTGCTGTCCTCGTCCCCTGAGGAGAGAATTGTATTCCTCGGTACTGTAGGTATGCTCGTTACCGTTGTCGTCCTCATAGGTTGACTGCAGGTCTCGTGCATCTACATATTTCTCGATGGCTGCTTCTCCTTCTCCTCTTGCGTCAATGATGACGCTCGTTCGGCTGGCTCCGTTCTCCTCGCCAAGCACGTAGATGTAGTTGAAATACCCGGACAGATCTTTTGTGTATTCCTGGCTTGCTATGTTTCCCAGGTCATCGCTGAATCGCGCGTTTTTAGCCTGTTTTCCCTCGTATATCTCCAGGACGTTCATTTGTCCGTCCTTTACAATTTCGCGCCATCCCAGCCCGGATTCCTTGCAGAAATCGGCAAAGGATTCCCGCAGTGTCTGCCAGGTGGTCTCTGTTCGTGTCACTTTGGCCGTCAGTCCTTTTGACGGTGCCAGCGTGATGTCCAGTCCTCTCTGGTTGTTCGTAACCAGCTTTCTCAGTCCTTCCTCCACGTTTGTTATTGCCAGAGTTTCTGTATTGATGCGGTCTCCCAGGTTGTCGAGGCTGCCGTGGATGATCAGGTCATCCCCGTCTGCGTTCTGGTCGCTTCTCTGCACGTAGTCAATGAACAGGATCTCATTTCTCTCCTGGCAGACAATTCTGTTGTGTTCTACCAGATATCGGACATTCTCGTCTGTCGGTCTTGCATGAATTTCTGCAGAGCCGCTTTCCCAGTATCTTGGCTTCCATTGAATTGATGTTACATTCTGCAGCAGAGCCTGCTTCTTACCGTTCTGGTCATAGATCAAATAGTTCATTACACACCTGCCAGTGATTCTTCAAAGCTGAGGGTAACCTCCAGGTTTGATTCTTTTTCCTGGGCGCTGTAGCGCAGAGTGTTGGCTCCTCTTGCCAGCAGAAAGAACGTACTGTCATAGTCCATGTATTCAAAGGCGTTCTTCGTGCCTTCGGATGTGGTCAGCAGTACTTCTCTTGCATTGATCATCGTGTTTACTGTCAGCTCATCGCCGCTGTTCAGCGTAAGCTGAGAGAACGAAACGTTCTCTCGCGTGTCTACGTTAAGTAGTTTCGGACCCTTTACTCCATCCGTGAGCGCCTTGAACGTCACGGTGAAGCCTGCTGGTATGTCGCCTCTGTTGGTGATGGTCTGCAGCGGTTCGATGATTCTTGATGAAATCTGCCACGGCGTCCTGGAAGAGTAGGCCTGAGGGAATCGGAAGCTGGACTGCAGATATGAAAAGCTCTTGTTTTCTCCCTCCGTCGTCCTTGGGTACGGGTACGGCATCTTCATCGTGAACTGGAAGTTCTGCCATACGGGGTTTGTCGAGATGTCCGGTGTTTTTGTGGGCTGTCCTTCCCAGTAGACATCTACATTTTCCACGGTGTTCTGGTAGCGGAGTCTTGCCCTGATTCCCGGCAGTATGACTGCCAGCAGCCTCTTTCGGGTTGCCGGTGTATAAAGGTATCGACCTTCGATGGTCATCGTTCGAGACTGAATGGAGGCGCCGGTAATGCTTGAGCCTACCTGGTTGGTTACCGTTGCCTCGCTCAGCTCGATGCTGTTTGCCGACAGTCCATCGATTCCTGTGATCCGGATGTCACTGTTTCTGGAGAACTCTATGGAGTCTCCGTATTCATTTGTATACGTTACGATTACTGCCATGCTGCTCTCCTTATTGCGTTCTTCGTTTCCTGCGCCATCTCTGATGGTGACAGTGCGTCATGTGAGTTGACTGTCTGGTTGACCACGTATGTGTTTCCTGTGCCCTTTGCTTCTCCTGGATTGAAGGAATGTCCTTCCAGGTTGATTCGTGTTGCCAGGCTGTCGCTGTCAAGTACACCAAGCATTTCTGCGCTTGCCTTTTCCATGTAGCGGATGGCGTCAGGCATGGTCCTTTTGAGTCCGTTTATGACACCAGGTCCTATCCATCGTGCTTCTTTATCGAATTCCTTCGACGGTGAGCCGATGCCGAGGGCGTCCTTGAAGCCATCAATCAGACCGCTTGCCAGGTTTCCGAACCAGCTTGTCAGTCCGCTCCAGGCGTTCTTGATGCCGTTCTTGATGCCGTCTACGATGTCTCCGCCAAGTGACAGCATCTTTCCTGGTATCTTCTTCACCTCATCGACCAGTCCGTCTTTGAACTTCGTTCCTGCGTCTATGGCCTTGTTCTTCATGTCTGTTACCCAGCTTCCAAGGTTATGGATAGTAGTCAGCAGCCATGCCTGAATCTGTCCAGGCAGCTGTCTGAACCAGTTGATTACGTTCGTCAGGAATTCAGACGCCGCTTCTGCTCCATCGCTGATCATGTCTGTGCCCCATTGGGCGATATTGCTGAGAACAGCAAGCAGCCATGACCAGATCTGTCCCGGCAGCTGCATAAACCATTCAATTACGCTCTGGATGAACTGCGGGACTGTCGTTGTCGCAAAGTTGATCAGGTTCTGGCCGAACTCCGCAATTTTTCCAATGATCCAGCCGATTCCATATCCGATGCCGTACGGAAGGTCTACCGTGAAAAACTGAATTACGGCCTGTACAAAGCTCAAGATTGCCTGCGGAATGGTTTCCGTGAAGAACACGGCGACGCTCTCTGCTACGCTCTGACACGCCTCTAGAAAGCTGTTGAATGCCTCAGGTATTGTCTCTGTGAAGAATGTTACGACTCCATCCACGACCGTTCCTGCTGCTGTCTTTATGGTGTCCCACAGCCCGATCCAGAAGTTTCTGAAGTCTTCGCTCGTGTTCCAGAGATACAGGAACCCTGCCACGAGCGCTGCAATTGCAGAAACAATAAGCATGATCGGGTTCCCTGAAAGAAGATTGATTGCCTTTGAAACATTAAAGATTGCGTTCAGAAAGTTAATCTGAAGCAGTCCTGCAACCTTCTTCACTGTGCTTAGAAATTTCCATGTTGCAAATGCCACGCCGATTGCAATGATCGCCGGTGACAGTGAATCAAGTACTCCGGTTACGGCTGGAATGTTGTCAATGAGCCACTTCAGTGCCTCCTTGATTACATCGACTGTTCCTCCTGCGTTCTGCTGGACGTAGTCGACCACGGTCCGTATGGCGTTTGTCAGATGCGGCATGGAATCGCCTACCTTCTTCACCAGGTCGATGATTCCGTTCAGGATCGCTGGCATGTTGTCTGCCACCCAGTTCAGTCCGTTCTTGATCACGGACCCGAAGTCTGCGATCATGGTCTGAATGCTTGGAAGTCCCGAATCCTGGACAAAGCTGTTGAATGCTGTAATTACATTGGCCACACCGATTGCAATTCTTGCGCTCATGTTTGAGAAGCTCGTTGCAAAGCTTCCGGCCATTTCCTTTGCTTTTCCTGCAACTGCAGGGAAGCTCTGGGTTCCGTTTTCGAGGGCATCTGTAAGAATGGCATCGAAATCCTGCGCACTGATCTTTCCCTTTGAGAACGCGTCGGAAACTTCGGCCATGCTCTTTCCTGTCTTTTCAGCAAAGATCTTCAGTACAGGAATTCCTGCATCTGTCAGTCTCTGCCACTGGTCAGCACTGATCTTACCGCTTGAGTTCATCTTCGCCATCGCGTCGACTACATTCTCCAGCGTCTCATTCGTTCCGTCTCCGTAGAAGGAGACAGCGTCCATGAGGTTCTTGACCATGCGTGCTGAATTGTCTAGATCAAGACCGGAAGTGGCCAGCTTCTGTGTGGAAGTGGCGGCAGCGTCCAGTCCGTATGCTGTATCGCTTACGGCGTCCGTCAGTCCCTGGACGACCTGTGAGGCCTTTTCAGTGCTTCCTGAAAGAATAGACATGACGTTTGTAGCCTTGCCCATCGCGTCAAGTCTTGCCGTTGCCTTGCCGACGGAGCCTGCTATCAGCTGGTAGCCCCTGGAGGCTACAGAGAACAGTGTCTTGCCTACAAATGTACCCTTTATGATGTCTGCCATTGAGGAGGATTTCTTGGCTACGTTCTTCAGACTTTTTTCATATCCGTCTGTCTCCAGCTTCAGCTGAATCGTAATCTGGCCATCAGTTTGTGTGAATGCTGGCATGCTTCCTCCTTTCTAGGTGTTTAGTTTTGATAACAGTTCCGCTTCGATTTCGTGCGGATCTCTTTCTTCCTGTGCGCTGTCTTCTGGAACCTTCCAGTATCGCTTCAGCTTTTCTGCCTGTGCCTTCTCCTCGCCTTTCAGCTTGGAAGTATCACGGAGTCTGGCCTGTACGACCTTTATGAACTGCGTCTGTTCTGTCAGCCCGTCCAGCAGCGCCCTGAATTCGAACCAGTGGAGATCTGCAGTCAGCAGGTTGATTCCGTACTGCTGTATGAATGCTGCATATATCAGCCACCAGTCACAGTCGAACCGGTACGCTGTTGCACTGCTGGAACTTACCGCTTCTCCCCTGGGTTCCTGCTCGCACATGTAGAATTTAAAAATGCCAGCCCACAGGTCTGGTATCGTCACGTCTAAATTCGTTAGATCCAGGCCGATGTACTGACATATGACAGGCAGTTTGGCTTCCTTTGGAATCTGGCGGTCCTTCATGATGAGGTCCGCTTTTATCCAGCTTCTGAAGTCTGCAGAGACTGGAATCTCCAGATCATCTGCGATGATTCTTGTAGGTAGCTCTTCCTGCGAAATTGCGAGCATTGCTTGCTCCATACTTTGCCTGTGCGATATTCTGTGCCTTTGTCAGAGTTTCCAGGCTCTTGGCCATCTGGTCGAGCTGGCTGACCGCAGTCTGCGTATCGCGCATGCGTGCTTCTCTTTCGTCTTTCATGAATTCGTCCTGAAGAACTCTGACCAGGTCCAGACATAAATAAAAAGGTGCCACGCTCGTGTTCATTCCTTTGAACAGACGTGCGTACGCTCCTCCTCCCAGCATCTTGTCGATTGTTCTGTGGCACAGATCAATCAGTGCGTCATCGATGGTTTCTACTTCGGCTGTCGCCTTTGTGAATTCATCAGCGGCCTGCAGTGCCTTCAGGCTGTTGCAGTCCATCTGGAATGTTTCACCTTCGATATTCAGTGTTTTGATATTTTCCTTCTGCAGTTTCAGTTCCATGGTTGCCTCCTGTCTTTTATTGAAGTGTTATTCTGCCGCGTCAGCGGTGAATGTTTTCGATTTGATATTGTATCTACCGACTTCCTGGTCTCCCTGCTGTGCAAATGTACCGGATACCGTCAATTTTGCACCCGCTTCTCCTGAGCCCGGATTGTCCGGCTGTACTTCATATGTTCTGTGGTATGCCTTGTATTCGCCGGCTCCTGGCGTCACTTCGTTCCATGTTTCTACTTCTACTTCTTCAAATGTCGCATGGATCTTCTGTTCCTTGCCGACGGAATAGAGCCAGTATGCAAAGTCATCACCCGGGTATGCTCTTCCTTCGTAGGATACTGAGGGTGCGTAGCCTGTGAGCTGGCTTGTCTTGTTTGTTTCGGCGATGTACTGCACGCCTTCATCTGTTTCCGGGTTGAGAGCCTGTTCCCAGTTTGTCAGCCCTTTGTTTGCGAGGACATATTCCTTGTCAAACTTTACGTAGTGGAGGTTTTCTTCCACTTTGATTTCTCTGTTTGGTAGTGTCATATCAGTCCCATTTTCCTTTCTTTTCGTAGGTTAGTATGAACGAGCAGTAAAAGGTGGACAGCTTTGTGCCTTCCCCTGTGTAGTCTGCCGGCAGTGTGGTCATTTCTATTTCCTGCGCCACAGCATCGTCCAGCTTGAGGTTTGGAAAGCCTGCGCTTTGCTCTTCCTCCAGCACCTGGTGGATTGCCTCTAGAATTCTTGATAGGTCCAGCCTTGCCTTTGTATCTTTTCTGCTTGCTTGAATATAAATCTCAAACGGAAATTCTGCGCGGTATCCACCGCCCAGGTAGGATTCCTTTTCTTTTCCGTATCCCTGCCTTTTGAACAGCAGGGCTGTCTGTGTACTGTTTTCGAAGTACTCCAGGTTCCACGGAATGCCATTGATGTCAATCTTTGACATGTACCTGTACAGTCCGTCTTCGATCTGTTTTACGTCTTCCAGTTTCATCGATTGAACTCCTTCTTGAAAAGCGCGCCCGCCAGTCTGTCCCAGGATGAGCCTCTCTGTGTGAACGTCTTCTCTACCCATCGTGATCCGCCCTGCCTGTAGGTCAGGTTGCGGTTTGTGTAGATCTTCTTTTCACCATAGTGTGCCCATGGGCTGTGGCTGTTTTCACCGATCATGACTTTACCAGTATGCTGGAAGTGCGCATACGGCGTATCCCACACGATATAGTCATTTGTCAGCGGTGCCCATCTCAGAGCTGAGTTCCTGAGGGCTCCTGTCTTGAGCGGTACGTTTGCGTTGCAGTCCTTGATGATTCTCAGCTTGATCATCGGCTTGATCTTTCTCAGGCACCTCTTTGTTCGTGCTGTGATGCTGTCGACAGGAAAGTCGACAGTAACTTCTGTATCAATCATTCGGCCTGCACCTCTATGAATTCCGGTTCGTTTCTCAGCGGATTTGTGTGAGTCACGCCCGTTATTTCATATTCCTGTCCCTGGTACTCCAGTCTGTCTCCTGCACGGAGCGTGAACTGTCGCATAGGGTTTCTGAAGTTCTGCGGTTCGCTGTACTCTTTTGTTGCCTTGATGTCATTTGCATCAATCACCACGCTTACACCATCCTGGTTGCTTCTGCCGGTGTTGCCAAGGCTGGAACTTCTGACGAGTTCCACCTTGACCCTTTCCAGAATTGCTTCGGAGCGCTGCTCCTGCATGTCCTTCTCCGGCAGCACATTGATTACCTTGATTGTGTGCGGTCTCAGCCATCTTGGTGATCTCATAGGAGCACCCTGGAGCCGAGTCCGGAGCGCATCAGCTCGTAGTCAATCTGCGTTTTTGCAACGGGTGACAGTGGCAGGTTGTACAGCTTTGGTGTACTCGAGCCGTCATCCATGGAATAACTGAATCCGCTGGTAGTTACCGTCTTCAGTGCCATGTCATTATTTCCCTGGAAATAGTCAAGACCTCCGTGCGCATCTACAAAGTCGATTTGTCTTACGATTGGTGTCTTGAGCTCGATTCCGTATTCCTCCAGAGGTCTTACCCTCCAGTACGGGATGCGGGTCTTAATGTAGGCATCGATGACTTCTTCGACCAGCGGTTCCAGTCTGTCGTAGTCCTTCCCGGAGGTGATGGCTCTTCCGCCTAGATCGCTGTACTCCTCAAAGGTTACGATCATAATTCACCTCTCAGGCTGCTGCTGCGACTTTGATGTTTCTGAAGACGCCAGCCTTTGTGCTGTCCTTGAGGACGATACCAGCAACCATTTCAACTTCACCCTTCTTGACTGCGCCTGGCTTGGATAGGTCAGGGAGGTATGTGTTGATGATCTTTCTGCCCTTTGGAGATACTGCATGTAATGCGTCCAGACCGAAGCATACCGCATAGATTGCTGTTGCGCCTGTCTTTGCGTCTGTGCCGACTACATCGACAGTCTTGCTGCTTGCTCCGTCATAGTATCTGCCCATGTCAACGATTGGGATTCCATCGTATGCGTCTACGCCTTTTCCGAAGTCGTCCTTGCTCTGTGTGTAGTAGCCCATGAGCTTGGCAATGTATTTCAAGGCTGTTGCTGTCTTGGAATTGCAGAGAAGAGCATCAGGCTTCTGTGAAAGTGTTGCGAGCCATGTATCAATCTGGAAAGTGAACGCTTCGGCGTTTGCCTTGATTGCATCAACTGTAGAAAGGTCTACGGCTGCTGCTGGCTTGTATTCTGTGGAGAGGCCTGTGCAGAGTGCGTCCAATCCGTCAAATGGTGTATTGTCTGTGTCAGCCTTGCCGTTCTTTGTGGACTTGCCGGTGATAAAGTCATAGTGGAACTTGTTGGATACGGCTTTTGACTTCTGCTGAAGCTGGAAGCTGATTTCAGATTTTGCTGCTGTTCCTTCGAGAACACGGTCTACTTCAAACGCGCCACCGAAGATCTTTAAATTGATGACCTTTGTTGCACGGATTGCTTCACCTGCTGTGTACTCGCTGTTGATCTTTCTTCCTTCTGCTACAGATGGTGTCAACAATTGAGTGTAGCCGTATGCGAGTGTAGATCCGCCTGTTCCTGGGGATACGGAATTATCGAATGTAAGTCTGTCTAAAATAAAAGAATCCCTGCGGAATTCATCGATTACTGTCTGGTCGATTTTATCTGCTAGCCCGACCTTGGCTTGTGCGAGTGTTAATGGCATTTATTTTCTCCTTGTTAGTCTTTGTAGTAATCAGCCACGGCATCTTCGATAGAATTGATTTCTGTCTTTGTTGCCGGGTCTTCGTGCTTCCCACCCAGATTCACCTGAGTCTTTGGCTTTGGTGTCTCTGTGAATAAGAAGTCGTCTTCCTTCTTGATGTCTGCGATCTGTTCGTCAAGTCCTTTGACTTCTCCATCGTCTCCGATTGTGATCTTGTCAAAGTCCAGCATGCCCAGGAGTGCCTTCTCTGAGCGGGCTCCTGACTTGGCTACTGCCAGCTGTACCTTGGATGCGATTCTTTCGGCTTCGATGTCGTCTGTGTACTTCTTCTGCCAGTCCGCTACATCCTGCTGAAGTTTTTTCACGTCTACGCCGTCGTAGTCCTGAACTTCCTTTGTAAGCTCTGCGATTCGTGTGTCTCTTGCCTGCAGATCACTGTCGTACTTCCCTTTGGATACGTAGTCGCCTGTGGCTAGATTTGCGAGTTTGATGTCCTTTTCGTGACCTTTGAGTGCTTCTGCGACCTGGTTGTAAAGGTCTACGCCGAGCACGTCCTTTAAAAACTCCATGATTTCCTCCTGCGTTTTTTATATCTGGTTCTCTCCAGTGTTAGAGTCAGCCTTTTTAAGCGCATGCTGAGGCGCCGGTGAACCTTTTAAACGCCTTGTTCAGGGCATAAGAAAAGGCGCCGTGCTGGCGTCTTATTTCTTCTTGCTTAGTTTTTCTTTCTGGGCTTCTCTGGCTTCTCGTGCTGCCAGGGCCTTCATCACTCTTGCTGCTCTTTTCTTGACCGATCGTGGTGTACAGTCGATGACATTTCCTGGCAGTGTGTCTACCTGGATAAAGCCGCCGAGCGCTTCATTCTCTTCTCTTTGAAGTTCAGCCTGTGTTTTCTTCTTTGCCATGTTCTCCTCCTTATTCCGCTGTAACGTCTATGATAATCTGCCTCTTTGCTCCGCCTTGCTTTGGATAGGCGGTAGCGCCTGTATAGTGGGCACCTGTGATTGTAAATCTAGTCCCCGTATCCAGCAAGACTTCCGCCTGGCTTCTCTGAATAAGTGCGGCCTTCGTTCCCTTCTTGGCCTGGATGTTCAGAATTACTTCTCGTCCGCCCGAGGCAGGTCCTCCTGGAAGGAATGGCGACATTCCCTTTGTGTGGCTGGTTGATGTGAAGCCCTTGTTTATCCAGGACTGCCCGACCAGCGCCTGCTGGAGCTGGGTGTCGCCGGTCTGTGATCGCGTGCTGTTGAACTGCTGCATATTGATGCCTATTCGCTTGAGCATGTCGTCATGGTCTCCTCGGTACAGGATATAGTTGTCCTGCATCGGTGTCATGATGCTCTTCAGTCCGCTTTCTGTGGCCTTCTGTTTTGCAGTCAGCGGTCTTCCTGTGTTCAGTGCCTGGTTGAGGTTCTGTGCGTGGTTGAACCCGTTTGAAGCGTAGCATGTAGGGTCGGTGTAGTTGTGGATGGCTTTCAGGGCTGCGCCTGTCTGCTTCTGTCTCTGTGTGGTCAGCATGCTGTTCTGCGCCGCTGGATCCATGGCCTTGAATTTCAGCTTCTGCGCGCCGCCTGTATTGCTCAGTCCGCCCTTCGGGCTTCTTCTTCCTCCGCTTCCCATCGTTCTCCTTTCTACGCTCCGTAGAGCCAGTTGTCATTCTTTATGAATTCATGCTCGACTCGTCCCTTGAGCCTGTCTTCCAGCATTTCTCTGTATGCCGTGCTTCCTGTTCGAACATATAAAAAGGTCGGGCTTAGGCGTTCTATAGCTGCGTCTAATCCTGACCAGAATAAAGGCCGCGCCTCTGGGTCTCGAAGCGGGCCTATTGTATTGATCCAGAGTACTGAATTCTCCGGGATTCCTTCGAAGCAGTATTCGTGGCTTTCTTCATTGCTGAATGAAAGGCTCGGGATCACTTTGATATTGTTGATCTGCGCGTATCGCGCGAACCAGTTGTTACGGTAGTGGTTGTACTCCTGCAGTGGCCGCGGCATGTCTGTATACATGCTGAAGTCCGGGCTCACGATACCTCGGTACTTCTGAAGCATCGGGATGTACTTGTCCGGGTCGTTCCAGATTCTTTCGAACTTGAAGTCCTGGATGTGGAAGTGTACCCATCTGTCCCAGTCGTCGTTCTTTGCGGCTAAATGAAAGGGAATCGTTTTCGCGATTCCCTCTGTTTCTTCTTTTGTGATTGGTTCTATGATTGGATATCCTTTTTCCGTGAATTCGAACTCAGTCTCGTCTGTCTTGAACCAGTTCAGGATATCCTGTCCGTTGTTGCTTGCGTTCTGTCTCACTTTATCACCTCTGTGATTCCTTTCGCCAGTCTAGCTGCTTTCCGCATAAGACTGTTCTCGTCCAGGTAGTTCAGTCCTGTCAGTGTAATCTTTGTGTACTGCAGGTCTGTCAGCGTTGGTTTTGTATCTCCGATGTACTGCGTTGACTGCAGTCCTTCGATATATCCCGCGCGCAGAAGTTGGACGAGGATTGCATCCCTCTTGTTTTTGGAAATTCCCAGCTGTTCCGGACTGATTCGTTCTGCATCGAATTCGTCAAGGTCCATGCTGTCCCTAAGAACCTTCAAGATTCTGTAGATCAGTTTATTTTCTTCTGACATATTCTTGTCACATCCAGCACCTGCATCCGTGCTTTTCCGGTGAGTCTGACATGGCGTTCCTGCATGCCGGTCCTACCAGTTCATTAAAGTAGTGCGGATACTCCTTGTCGACCTTTGCCAGTTTCTTCTCAAGAATATCCCCGCCCCTGCTTACCACTATGTAGCCTTTGTCGTCAGTATCGTGCCATGGGTAGTAGCTGTATTTTACTTCTCTTTCGTTTGCGTACTCTAAATCATAAGTAATCATTTTGTGTGTTCCTTTTCCCATTCTTCTATCGCCGCAGTATAGCTGTACGTTTTTTCAGCCTCGGTGTGAGCCTGCCAGTATGACCATTCTGGGTGATCTGCCCATATCTTACTCTCCAGTGCCTCATGTTTCAAGAGAACCAGATCATACGGTCTTATATGATCGTTTGTCCGCAGTCTCTGCCATGATTGTGACATCTCGTAGCTAGGGTCAAAGTAGGTATAACCGTTCTCCAGGTTATGCTTGTGCTCGAACACGTGGGCGTATGCTGCTTCCACGATGCTGTAGTCCAGTCCGCTGTTTGAGACCATCGCTTGTATGTTGCTTTGTCTGTCTGAGTTTCGCATGGATTCATAGTAGCGTTCGGCATGTGCAAGTCTGCGCTTCATACCTGGATCGTTCTTGTCGTTCAGGGCACCTGATTGTGCTCCCGATTGTTTCATCCCGCTCGCCAGCGCCTTTTTAGCTGTGGCCTTGTAGCTTGTGTTGCTCCACGCCTTTTCTGTCGAGTAGTCGCGCTTCAGGAATCCGTTTGAACTCTTGATCAGATCATTGATCTTTTCCTTGTAGTAGCTCTTCCACTTCTTTGCTTCTGTGGTGTCCTGGCCTCCGGCCTTGAGTACCTTCTCTTCTCTGTCCCACTTGCGCATCTTGCGTTCAAGGGCTCTCTGCTGCTGCTCCATCTGATAGAACTGTTCGTTCTTTGTTTCGTCGATGTGGTAGTAGGTCTGTTCGTCTCCTTCTCCGAAGAACGGATAGAACTGATGCCTGCAGTTGTAGCCGCCCAGGCCTGTTGCTGTTCCGTAGCCTGTGGCCTCATAGAAGTTCTCGTAGTTTCCTTCTGGATGATTCCTCCAGTAGATCTTGCCCTGCCATACGGCATGGCTTGGTCGTGCTCCCAGGTGGCTTGAAACTTCCACCAGGTTGATGTCCATATCGTCCAGCATGTCCTCTTCGCATTTCAGTGCGTTCTGCGCCACGCTGGTTCTTACTGCAACTCTTACGGCCGCCTCTACGCTTCGCTTGGCTCCTGTCGGGTATGTGACTTCTCCCAGCCCTTCCTTGGCCAGCTTTCTGATGGCGTTGGTCACTGCCTGGTCATAGCTGTACGCCCCACTTGCCACCTGAAGGTATGCCTGGTCGTACAGATTCATCATCTGAGCTGTGGCCAGCTGCCCTGTCGTTCGTGTGAGGTTGGATAGCTCGTTCTTTGCGATGTTGGTACTCTTCTCGATCTGTCTTCCAAAGGACAGCCCGCTGGTATCGTACCCGTGCTTCTCCAGCTGCACGATCGTATCGCGTGTGCTCTTGTAGGTGCTCTCGTTCATCAGCTTTTCTACTTCTGATTCACTTGTGTTCAGTACCTTTGCCAGCGCCCTGTTGATGTATTCCTGCTGGAGTGACAGTTCCCTCAGCTTTGCGTTCAGGTATTCTGTCGTGCTTGTCATGCTTCCTGCGTGCGCTATCCTCTGTGCCATGTCGACCAGGATCTCTGTGACCAGCTTCTGGTATTCACCTTCGATTCCATCTGTGCATTTCTGCAGATAACTTGGTGTCAGTGCCATACGTCATCCTTCTAGTCGTCTGCACCGCCCGAATTAGCCCCGTTTTGGCCCGAATTCGCGCCATTCTGGTCTCCGGGGTTGAATTGTCCGGCCAGCGTCTGCTGTTGCGCAGCGGCCGTTTCTCCGGTCATTTTACGGGCCGTCTCTTCGTCTTCTCCGTCGTACTTTACGCGGTACTCCCATTTTTGTCGGATTCCGGCAGCGATTTCCTGCATGAATCTCATTCTTTCGGCCTCTTCGTCTGCGAACATCGTATCATCAAACTGAATTGTGATTCTTGCGTCCACGTCCAGAGGCTGGTGGAGCTTCTCCCTGCCCAGGATGAGCGCCGCTCTTGTCAGATCTTTCAGTGCCTCCTGGATGGCGATTCTCTGCTTCCAGACGGATTCTGTCAGATCCTTGTTGCTGGCTTTGACCTGTGTTGCTGTGGTCATGTTTGCCTGGTTGAACTGGTAGCGGTTCTGCCCCAGTCCTACCTTGGCGCTCAAGAGGTTCAGATTGAACTGCACGTTCTCCTTGTTCTCGTCCACTCTGAGACTCGGATTGTACTCGTTAAAGAATTTAGGATCTCCAGGGAGTGCTTCTCCTGTGGTCACGTAGAGCGACTTCTCCAGCGTTGCTCCGATGTCCGGTTCCTGCTGGACGACTCTGTCCTGTCCATTCTCGTCCTTTGCGTAAGTCTTGGGCTTGAGCTGGACGGCTGCCTGGTCCATGAAGACGCGCTTCTTGCCCAGCAGCGTATCCATGAACATGTTGTCGTAGCTCAGATCGCACAGCTGCAGGTTGTCTATTGCATTTGCGTAGACGCTGGCTCCCAGCGGTACGTCTGCGATGTTGTTTTCAATGTTCGGCTTCATGATCACGAACGGTTTGCATGGCAGCACGTAGGATTCCACTTCTCCGTGCGGTCCCGGTACTTCCTCGTATCCTCCGCCTCTGTTCACTCTGTAGAAGTGGTTCGTGATGAGGTACTCTCCGTCGTCATTCAGCTTTTTGAAGATCTGAACATAGAGGTGCTCCTGGCCGTCCTGTGTGTAGTTGCTGGCCAGCGCTACGTCGGTGATGTCTTCATCGTCGTATGTCAGTGGTACGATCATCTGTGCGTCCTTGATGACCTTCAGCTCGAGTCCTTCTCCTGCAAGTTCTCCGCCCTGTTCCGTGGCTCCTGTCAGCTGCCAGTAAAAGCAGACAGTTCCCTGTGCGAATTCTCTTTCAACGGCCTTGTTTCCCTTGACCCAGAATCCTGTTTTCCCCAGGATGCCTCCGTTCTGCTCGTCAGTGTCTCCTGTCAGCCATTTCTGCGTCCTGTTGGTGTCGTGTTCTCCGCACTCTATCAGGATGCGTGTCTTGTCGTTGAGCAGAAGGTTAGCCCAGTCCTCGCAGAGCTTCTTTGCCATGCGCATCTGCTTTCTCTTTACCTGGGCTCCGTTTTCCTGCACGTCCCTGATCCAGTAGTTGTGGAATTCCGGGACGTATCCTCTCCACCAGTCTTCCCACAGATGAATGTCCGTGTAGTAATTCTGGATGTTATCACTGACCGGGTATCCCAGGTCGCTTAAAATTGTGAAAAGTAGTTTCATCATTCCCTCCTGCCTGTGATCACGGTCATGAATGTCGACCATGAGTAAAAGTGGGCATCGAAGGTATCGATGTCCGTCGTGAAGTCATCCAGGATCTTGTCCTCTTTTGACTTGCTGTCGTATAAAGCCGTGCTCAGTGCTTCCACCACCATCGGTACGGCCTGAAATTTCATTTTGTGTCTGTTCAGCATCATGTTGTATGTCAGAATTCTTGTCTTTCCTTCGACCTTCTTGCAGTCAGCCACCTGTGTCGAGAATCCTGCGTTTCTTACGGCGGCTCTGATGCTGTTCAGGATGACCTGTTCCGCGTTGTCCACGAAAACATAGGCCACGTAGTAGCCCTGCTGCTCCAGGCTTCCCAGGAGCGCTACTGTTTCCTGACACAGTCTTTCTGCGTCTATCGTGCCTTTGCTGTGAACGATCTTTCTCTCTGCAAAGGTTACGATCTCGCTCCAGTCCATCGTGATTCCTGTAGCCACCAGCGTGCTGTGGGATTTCGTTCCGCCGATATCCAGTCCGATGTTGATTCGTCCGAACAGCGGCAGTTCTCCCTTGACTTCCCATTCGCTCGGGTTGTCTGCAAACTGCGGGAAGAGCAGACCTTCTGCGTTGCACCACTCTCCCAGGATGTATCGGTTGTAGTAGACCGTGCCCCTGTATTCGTTCTTCAGGTTCTCCACGAAGTCCGGCGATAGAAATGGATTGTCATCGATGCAGTAGTGCTGCTGGAAGATGTCCGCGTCGCTCTCTAGGAACTTGTGAAACCAGTGATTCTTGTTGTCCGGGTTGCACGTTCCATCAAAGCAGGAGTACGGCTTGTCGAGACGTGATTTCAGCATGTTGAAGACTTCTTCGTTCCATGTCACCACTTCGTCTCCGTAGCAGTACTTGAGGCTGGATCCACGGATCTTGTCTACCTGTGTGATCTTGTCTGCGCCCAGCGCGTAGCATTTCTCTCCGAAGAGATCGACCGTGTTGTCTGGCCGGATGCCTCCTACCAGCGTTCCTCCGTACATGTTTCTCATCGGTGCCAGGACGTTTCTTTCAAGTGTGGACTTGGTGTTGCCCATCAGAAGTACCAGGCCGTCCTTTCCTGCAACGGCTCGGATGCGCTTCGGGATGATGTAGTAGTCCAGCCAGGTCTTGCCTGATCTGGTGGCTCCCGTCTTGACGTTCCATCTGTGCGGCTTGGTTGTCCAGAATTCCTTCTGCTTCTCACTTAGTTCCATTGTCGTCCTCGGCCAGCCTGTCGATTCCCTTCAGCAGTTCATCCAGCTTTGTCAGTTCTGACTTTCCGCCGTTGGTCTGTTCCGTCAGTGCCTTTGCCTGTGCGTTCATCAGGTTCGTTTTTGCTCTGTCCAGCTTGGACTGCGGCTGCTGGCCTGTAAGGTCTCGGATGTATTCCGCTGCTCTTACGTCTCCTTTGACGGCCTTGTTGAACATAGCCACTGCCATCAGCATCTCGTTTGTCATCTGGTCTTCCGGGATGCCAAGGTCTGCCAGCTTGGATTTGTTTCTGTCGCTCGGCTCCAGCGCAAGGATGACCTTCAGGCTGTCCTTCAGGTGCTTCTTCTTTGCGATGGCCTTCTGCGCGGCAATTCCTCCGCGTCGTCCCATCTCTGCTGCTGTTTCCTTTGTGAACGGCTTTGTAAGGTTCGCGAGCTGTCTCTTCTTTCCTTCGCTCATCTCAGCCATTAGCAAGCACCGCCTTCTCTCCTGTCTGCTGTTCCCAGCGGTCTATGATGACGTCCGCGTAGCGCGGGTCGTATTCCATCATGAAGCATTTTCTGTTCAGCTGCTCGCATGCGATGAGCGTTGAGCCTGAACCTCCAAACAGATCGAGCACGTTCTCGCGTGTTCGGCTGCTGTTCTTTACGAGCCTTGCTATCAGCCTGATCGGCTTCATCGTCGGGTGCAGGTCGTTCTTGGCCGGCTTCTTCTCGTTGATCACCGTAACGTCCGGATATGTCTCCAGGATTCTCTGCACGAGTGCCTTCAGCTCGTCCTTCTTCATGGCGTCGAGGTCAAGCTCGTCATCGTCGATTACTGTCGTCAGTGTTCTGTTGTTGGTGAAGTAGTGGCTTGCGCCGTCCTTCCATCCGTAGAGGCACGGTTCGTGCTTCCACTGGTAGTCCTGTCTGCCGAGCACCAGGCTGTTCTTGTTCCAGATCAGCTGTTCTCTGACTTCCAGGCCTGCGTTGTTCAGGGACTGCTCAAAGTCCATGTGTGTACGGCTTGCGTACCAGATATAAAAAGCGCCGCCTGCCTTCAGGTGGTCGCTCATGTTTTCAAATGCTGCAGTCAGGAACTCCTGGAAGTTCGCGCTGTCCATGTCGTCGTTCTCGATGGTCATGCCCTGGCTGTTCTCGATGGCTACGTTGTATGGCGGGTCTGTTACGACCAGGTCCATCGTGTTTCCATCGCACAGCTCTTCCACGTCCTGTCTGCTTGTGCTGTCTCCAACCATCAGCCGGTGGTCGCCGAGTCTCCAGATCTGTCCCTTCTTTGTCATCGGCTCTGTCGGGATGTCCGGCTCGTAGTTGTCCTCGACTGCTTCTGCCGTGTCTACCTCATCCTGCACAAATCCAAAGTCGGACATGTCTATGTCCAGGCTGTCCAGCTCCTGCAGCTCCTCGTCTAAAAGGTCGAAGTCCCACTCTGAGGCTTCAGCGACCTTGTTGTCTGCCAGGCGGTATGCCTTCACCTGCGCCGGTGTGAGATCATCTGCCATGATGCATGGGACTCTCTCCAGTCCCAGCTCCCTGGCTGCCTTCCATCTCGTGTGTCCTGCAATGATGACATTGTTCCTGTCGATCACGATCGGCTGCTTGAAGCCGAACTCGCGGATGGAGTTTGCTACCAGGTCTACTGCCTGGTCGTTGATTCTCGGGTTTTTATCGTAGGGCACCAGTTCACCTGGTGTCATGTATTTGATGTTCATTAGTGTCGGTGTCCTTTCTTTCTTCCTGGGCCAGGAGGTTTTTATGATTACAGCATTGACGTTCAACAAAAGGGAGAATTCCCTCCTGGCATGCAAAAAAGGACAGGCCTTTGAGGGGAAGTGTAAGACTCCTCGTATCGGCTTGTCCTTTTTTGACTTTTAAATAATAGCACGGGAATCCGGTTTACAGTGTCTACTCTTTGCTAAATATCGCGCAGAGCTGCTTCCAGGTGCTTGTACATTCCCGGTCTTGAGTATCCGTACTTTTCTGCAACTCTCACCATCGGTTCATGAAGCAGTGTAAGTTCTATCAGTGCCTCTCTGTCCTGCTGGTCCAGGTTTTCAATCCACCCGCACTCCTGAATCAGCCCTGCCAGCATCCTTGCCTCTTTTTCTTTTGCCTCTACGGCTTCGATCAGGGCCACAGGCGAGGCGTTCGGGTCGTGCTGGTAGTGTGGAAGGGGGAGCGGCGATCTGGCCTGCTGCGGGCTCAGGACGGGACCGGAGCGGGCAAGCCCGGTCATCTGGTGCCTCAGCACCTCGATGTCCTGGTTGACCCGTATCAGTCTGCGGTTGTAGTAGACCGTCCCTCTCAGCTGCTGGATTGATTCTCTGTAGTCCATCTCGTTACCTCCTCAGGGCTTCTATCAGTGCCTTCTGTGTCACGTCCTTTGTTTCCAGTGCCCGCGCCTCGTCTTCGTCTATCGTTCCTTCGGCCATGATCCGGTAGATGGTCACGGGCTGTGTCTGGCCTTGTCTGTAGATGCGTGCGTTTGCCTGCTGGTAGAGCTCCAGGTTCCAGTTCGGCAGGCTGTACCAGATTGCGATGTGCCCGCCCTGCTGGAGGTTCAGCCCGTGGCCTGCGCTTGCCGGGTGAACCAGGAGCACCTCGATTTCTCCCATGTTCCAGTCTGTGATGTCCTTTGCTGTCGTCAGTGCTCTTGCCTTGTGGTCCTTCTGCAGGTGTGCGAGGAGTCGCTCCTTCTCGTGCTGGAACCAGTAGAACACGATCACCGGATTTCCGTTGGCTGCTTCCAGCAGGTCGTCGAGTGCATCCAGCTTCGTGCTGTGGAGGCATTTCGTGCCCTCTGCGCGGCCGTTCATGTTTTCCCTGGTGTACACCTCTCCCGAGGTGATCTGCTTCAGCTGCGCGCACAGAACGCCCGCATTTGCGGCCATCACCTGCTCGTCGTCTATGCTTAGGATTTTCTCGCGTTTGAAAGCGTGGTATCTGTTCATCACTTCCTTCGGCAGTCTGACCTTCCAGTCGAGGTATTTCACCGGTGGAAGTTCTGCGCAGTCCTTCTGGTCCAGGCTCATGCAGATGTCTCCGATTGCCTCGTAGATCCTTCTGTCTGCTCCTGGCTGAACGTTCCATTCGTACACGATGTAGCCGTTCCTTCTTCCTGGCTGCAGGTAGTTCTCTCTGAATATCGTCAGTGTCCTGCCCAGTCTTTTGCCTCTGTCCATCAGGTACACCTGGCTCCAGAGGTCAGGGATTCCTCTAGGGGCCGGGGTTCCTGTCAGTCCGATGAATCTGTTCACTCTCGGCATCACTCTCCGCAGTGCCTTGAATCGCTGGCTTCTCGGGTTCTTGAACGTTGACAGCTCGTCGATCACCACCATGTCAAAGTTGAATTCTGAAGTCTCGTCAATCAGCCAGCAGACGTTCTCCTTGCCTATGAGGAAGATGTCCGCATTCTTCTCGAGTGCCTTCCTTCTCTGCTTCGGGGTTCCTGCAACTACCGAGTAGGTCATGTCTCTTGTGTGGTCCCACTTCTGTATCTCGTCCGGCCAGGTGCTCTGTATGACTCTGACGGGTCCAATGATCAGAACTCTCTGAATCAGTCCGAGGAGCAGCAGGTCCTGGATGATGGTCAGCGTGGTCACGGTCTTTCCTGCTCCCATCGGCAGGAAGAGTCCGCATCGGTCATTGTCGAGTGCGAACTCTATCGCCTTTCTCTGATAGGCGTGCGGTTCAAAACTCGTCATAGTTGTTCATGTTCGGGCATCTTGCGTATGTCTTCAGCTCGTTTACGAACTGGTCGACCTGCTCCTTGCTTGAAAGCACATATATGAATGCGCCCTCTTTCTTCATCTGCCGGAAGACTGTCACCTGCAGAGGTCTTGGCTTCTCTCCTGGTCTTTTGAGCTCGACGAACATCGTACGTCCCTCGTGAATGATGATCCTGTCCGGAACTCCTGCAGTCCCTGGAGATGTGAACTTGAGGCACAGCCCTCCGATCAGTCCGATTCTGCTGTGGAGATGTCTTTCTACCTGGCTCTCGATCATTTTCTGTCTCCGTAGAATGACTTCATTGTCTGCTCGAACTTCTTTGCGCAGTCCGGGCACAGGTCTCGGCGGTCTTCTGTTCTTACCCATCCTTCCGGAAGGTCTTCGTAGCGGTCCGGTAAGTGGATACCATTCACTACGCTTGATGATCCTTCCAGATCCTGCTTTACTGTGATTGCTGTGTGGCATCTGTCGCATTCGACATATAATCTTTTCTCTCTCATATTGTTCTCCTTTTTTTTCTTCTAGAGTCCCAGCTCTTCTGGCTTGTAGGTCTTGTCGTATTCAAGTCCCTTGTACTTTGTGCCTTTTGCAAATTGTGGAAAGGTCAGGTAATCATCTCCTACCTGTATCCGTATGAAATCCCGGTAGCGTAATGAGTCTGTCTGTTTCTTAATTCCATTAACTTCTTCTCTGAATGGTCTGATTACTTCGCTGAGGTATTTCTTTTCTGCGTAATCGAGGAGGTCCCCTTTATACTCCTGTGCCATCCATTCCAGGATGTCGGTCGTGTATTCTATGCAGTTATGCTTGATCTGTGGATCAACGTAATCTTGGATGGTTTCGAATATCATCTTCGGGCTGTCGTATTTTTCTTTCACTATCCTTTTCAGTCTATGCAGGTAGTGCTCCAGGTTTGTTTCTTTTTCCATGTCATTGTTCCTCCTCTTATTTCATGATCCATTTTATGAACATCAGCCATGCTGCCAGAATTACCAGTATCGTGATGTCGTTTGTTGTCATTTCGTGTTCTCCTTTCCTTGTGTTAGGTCTGACATCAGATTCACTCCTTGTGTTAGGTCTGGCGTCAGATTCACTCCTTGTATCAGGCTTACCCCGTACACACAGACGTCCTCCTTGCACCAGTTCAGCTTGTTCTCTGGGCATTGAATTCTGCGGCACCATCTGCCTTGTGTCATTAGTAGTCCGTCGTTAAGTCCATTCTTCATGGCCTTATCCAGTTCTTCTTTGGTTTCGTTCATATCTTTGCTCCTTTTTTTGTGATGTGAACGTGTGAACGGTGTAACTCCCTCGCGCGTATATGCGTATATGCGTGTATATATGCGTGCGTATGTGCGTTATTTCTATGTATTTCATTAAGTTATAGAATTACTGTTATCACCGTTTACAAAGTTCATTTTTCCTTTTGTTTATGCGGATATTTGCGTAAACGGTAACCAATTTTTAATTGTTATCAGCCGTTGTCACCGTTTTCGCGTCACCGTTATCACTGTTTGCGGAATCTCTCAAGGCTGTTATCGACTCCTGGGTTTCTGTATGCCCTCTGGAATCCGTAGAAGGCTCCAAATCTTGCATTACCTTTTCTCTCCCATCCGATTCTTGTCATGATAGCCTTCAGTTCTCGCTGGTCAGCGTTACCAAAATTTACGCGATTTCCATCGAATACCTCGCACCAGATTTCCAGCAGGCACACCCTGTCTCTTTCCACGGTGCCCTGGTTCTCCGGGTTCTCCAGCCATGATTTCCTCTCGAACAGGGTCATGTCCTTCCATCCTTCTGGCAGCTTTCTTTCCAGGTAGTCTCTTACCAGGTCCTCTCGTACGGAGTGGTATGTATGATCGTCCTGGATCCTTGTTGCTGTCTCTGTCAGTTCTCTGTCCAGGTACAGCGGTTCCTTGTCTTTGTATCTCTGCACTGCTTCCGCCCAGATCTGATCACGCTCCTGTGGCAGCTCGTCAAAGATGTTTTTTGTTGCTGCTGTCGCGTCTGTCTGTATCGGCAGGAATCTTCTGTTTCCTGTAAAGTCCCGCAGGAATTCGTCATCATTTGTCGTGCCTACAAAGACGCACTGTCTTGGATTGTCTGTCACTCTTCTTGCGTACGCCTTGCGGTATCGGTCGTCCCTCTTTGAGATGAACTGCTTCATGGATTCGATGTCTGATTTCTTCGCTGCGGACAGTTCCGCCCATTCGACGATCCAGCTTCCGTGCAGTGCCTCGTAGCCTTCCTTGCCCTGGATACTTGTAATGCTGTCGCTGAACCACTCGCCGCCCATGATGCTCAGCATGTGGCTCTTTCCTATGCCCTGCTTGCCTATGAGTACCGGCATGCAGTCAAACTTGCACCCTGGCTCGAATACGCGCGCCACGGCTGCTGTGAATGTTTTTCTTGCCACTGCTCTTGTGTAGGGGCTGTCTTCTGCTCCCAGGTAGTCAATGAACAGCGTGTCCAGTCTTTCCTGCCCGTCCCACTTCAGTGTGCTGAGATAGTCTCTCACCGGGTGAAAGCTGTTTTTCTCGTGTACGAATGCGACCGCATCGTCCACCTTGCCCTTGGCCACGATTCGGTATACCTTCTCCAGGTAGTAGCGCAGTCCGGCGTCGTCCGTGTCGTCCCAGGTGTTGTTGTCGCAGTAGCTCCACCATGGCAGACTTCCAACCTTGACAGGCTTCTGCTGGAACATGTCGGTTCCGCCGACGCTGTCCTTCAGCTTTCTGTCATGTGTCATGATCTGCACGATGTTGTCTGTCGTGGCCATGAGGTTTCCCTTCTTGTCCATCTCCAGCGCCTCCATCCATGCATCATCGTCCTGCGTGTCATTTTCAGTGTCCTGTTGCGAGTTTTTCGCATCTGCACCACTGATTTCGTCACCCCAGGCGTCTTTTGCCTCCTGTGCCTTCTCTTTTGCCAGCTGTTCCTTTGTTGCCGTGTCACGGCTTGCAAGGTCCAGCATCTTCTTCTGGCTGTCAGGGTCGTCCCTGAACAGATGCACTCTTACCAGGTCGAACGCGTTGCACAGCTGCTGGCTTGCAGGGTCCGTGCTGTGGTTCGAGTATGCGAATTTGTCATCATAGATCACCAGGCCTCCGGCCGTGCTTCCCTTGGCGTAGGTCCAGCGGTTATCGCTGGCCGTCGGGAGGTATTCCTCCGGGATGAATTTGGCTATTGCCTCCTGTATGGTGTAGGTTCTGCAGAATGCTCCGATCCATCCCTGCTTTGTCAGAGGGTCTTCCTGCTTCTTTCCCAGGTGCGTCCGGATGTCCGTCTCTCTTGATGATCTTGGCCATGTGCTGATGTCGTGCCAGTCTCTGTAGGAGGCCAGCACCTCATCGGCACACAGTGTCTCTCCGTCCTTCTGTATGAAGACGTACTCTCCGTCGCTGCTGGTGCTTGGCCAGAACATCATTCTTGATGGCTGGTATGTTGTGTCGTCGAAGTCATCCAGGCCGATAAACTCTGCCGTACGGCGCGCTATTGCCTCGTATTCTTCCGGCGGGACTTCTCTGTCCAGCGGGATGATCCATCTGTATTTCGGTGTGTTCCGGCTGTGCTTGTGTGTGCTGTAGATGCAGCAGCGGTACGGGTAGAGCAGGTCGATCATGTCGGTGAAGTCCTTCTTTGCGAAGTCTGCATCCAGCGTGACCATTGATCTGCATACGACGTTCTGGTTCAGTCTTCTGCCGTCCCTCAGCTCTCCGGCTACGAATCCTCCGACATCCTTGATGTCAGCCTGCCGGTCCTTTGTCTTTTTCTTGTATTCCTCCAGGGTCTCTTTTGTGCGGGTTGTGTGTTCCAGCTTGGCCAGAATCTGTTCCCACGTGACCTCCCTGTTCAGGTAGGTCTTCTGAGTCCTGTTCTTGCAGGTAGCTATTTTCATATCTCTAGTCCTTCTTGTAGTAATCGCTCTGAAAGCCATCGGCCGTCAGTACGATGTCCGGCGCCCAGGCTGGCGGTGTGGCCATGATCTCCTTGAGCCTTGCCAGTCTTGCGTCTGCCTCGTCCTCCGGTACTTCACAGATGACTTCATCGTGTACGTGCATCACCGGCCGGAAGTTCTCCGCCTCCAGCGTGGCCAGCGTGTCGCACAGGCAGTCCCTTGCGATGGACTGCACCACGTTCTCGGTCAGCTTTCCGCCCCAGGTGGTGATGCGCGTCCACTGTCTTGTGGTCTGGTTCAGTCCCATGTATGAGATCTGCCCGTCCATGATCACCGGCTGGACGTATGCGATGCTGCGTCCGTTCGGCAGTCTGATGAACAG